CCGTGCGTAAGCGCGGCGCCCAACCACTCGTTCGTAATAGTAACGGGTACCATGGGTTTGATCAGCTGGGAACACCGCTCGGCTAAACCTCTGTTTATGACAGTTCAAAAGGTGCAGCTGGCCGCTAAACCTGTAACTCCGCCAAACGGGCCTCAACCGACAGTAGAGGACCCGTTTGAAGATCTCACTCTCACTCAGAGGGTGGCTTTGAGTTTTCAGCCATATGCGGACGCTTTCCTCAGTTTTATCAAGAGGTTTGCGTACGGTGTTGTCAAAGCTCCTTACACGGCTATTGGCGTGCTGAATTGTCTTTTCAACTCGATTCCCGCCGATTTCGCTCTTTTCACGTTGCTTTTCGTCGTTTGGGCCACCGTTTTGTACGCTTTTATTAGCGTCATGTGTGTGGCCGTCCACTCTGTTTATTCATGGAGGGATTTCGTCGAGAGGGCTTGGTATAACGGCTGCTATAACTTCTTAAGCTTGCCTTTTTCTATCTGGAATTGTCTGGCTTGGAAGAGGTGCGCTGTCAAAGTGCCCAGCTATAAAACCGACGTTACGGCAGTTGTAGATGGTAACAAGGTCACCTTAATGGTGTCCGGGAAACCAGTCAAGACTATCGTTTTGGATGAGCAGCCAGTCAAGGAGATGGCCTTTGCTACGAGTAAGCCTGCCCCTGTTTACAACAAGAACGACCCAAGACTTCGGTCCAGTGTTTGTTTTTATCGCAAGAATGGAGGTTCCTACGACTATTTAGGAGGAGGGACTTACGTTATTGTCAGGGGTAAGCTCGATGGAGAAGCCCGAAGCCTCATCTACGGGTGCTCTCACGTTGCTGACCTAGCGACTCATTTTAGTACCGCCAATTCGCATGGAACTCCACAGCAGAAGTTCGCAGCGTTGCCCGAGCCTTTGATTAGGACTGGGTACGCTAAGGACGATGTTGATCTGGCAATTTACCAGATTACAGCTTCGGATGTTTCCAAGGCTTCAGCCTTAATGTTGCCAAGTCTCCTGCCCGCTAAATACTGCGAGGTCGGGGACACGGTCATCACAAACGGCGATGAGCTTTTTGCTTGCGGATACGGAAACCCAGCAACCAAAGAAGGGGGTTTTTGGAGGACCAATGGTCCTCCGGTCGATTCACCAATCGGCAACCCTTTCATGGCTGGACACAAGTGCAGCACTACCGAAGGGTGGAGCGGCACTGGTCTGTATATATCACGCGGGGGACAATGGTTCCTCGCCGGTATTCACACTGGTTCTCTGGGCGACACTAATACCTTCATCCTTGTTGAAGAGGTCA